AACGATACGGGTGCATCGGTCTATGACAGCCGAGGCATCCTTTTCATTTGAGGAGGTATCAGATGAGTTTTTTATCAAGCATTTTCAGATCAAGGGATAAGCCAACGGACTCCACCTCCGGCAGCGCCTACCGCTTCTTCCTTGGCGGCACCACCTCCGGGAAGACGGTCACGGAACGCTCTGCCATGCAGATGACAGCAGTCTACTCCTGTGTCCGCATCCTGTCAGAGGCAATCGCCGGTCTGCCGCTTCATCTGTACAAGTACAACGAGAAAGGCGGCAAGGAAAAAGCACTGGATCATCCACTGTATTTCCTGCTCCACGATGAGCCGAATCCGGAAATGACATCCTTCATCTTCCGGGAAACACTCATGACGCATCTGCTCCTCTGGGGCAATGCCTATGCGCAGGTGATCCGGAATGGTCGCGGTGAGGTCGTCGGTCTATACCCTCTCATGCCAAACCGAATGACGGTCGACCGGGACGAGCACGGGAAGCTCTATTACAGCTATCAGGTCTCAAACGAAGATGCTCCGACCATGAAGACAGGAACCGTGATCCTGCAACCAAGCGATGTGCTCCACATACCCGGCCTCGGGTTTGACGGGCTTGTGGGCTATTCACCCATAGCAATGGCCAAGAATGCTATCGGCCTTGCCATCGCCACCGAGGAGTATGGCGCTAAGTTCTTCTCAAACGGTGCAACTCCGGGAGGCCTATTGGAGTATCCGGGTACGGTGAAAGACCCCGACCGGGTGCGCGAGAGCTGGAACAAGGGCTTCTCCGGAAGCCAGAATGCCGGGAAGGTCGCGATTTTGGAAGAAGGCATGAAATACACGCCGATCTCCATCGCACCAGAGCAGGCACAGTTTTTGGAAACACGAAAATTTCAGATCAATGAAATCGCTCGGATTTTCCGGATACCCCCTCACATGATCGGGGATCTGGAGAAGTCGAGCTTTTCTAATATTGAGCAGCAATCACTGGAGTTTGTGAAATACACCCTCGACCCGTGGGTGGCCAGATGGGAGCAGGCCATTATCCGCTCCCTCCTCTCTCCGGATGAGAAGGCTCACTACTTTGTCAAGTTCAATGTCGACGGCCTCCTTCGCGGCGATTACCAGAGCCGCATGAACGGCTACGCTACCGCAAGGCAGAACGGCTGGATGAGCGCCAACGACATCAGAGAGCTTGAGAACCTTGACCGCATCCCTGCCGAGCTCGGCGGTGATCTATATCTCATCAACGGAAACATGACCAAGCTCGAAGATGCGGGTATTTTTGCGGCCTCGTCTGCCGCTGGAAAGGAGGAAGAATCCAATGAAGACGAAGAAGTTCTGGAACTGGAAAAACAGAACGGCAGTGAATCAGGAAACGCAGGAACCGGTGACAGAAAGGACGCTGTTCCTGAATGGCACCATCGCTGAAGAAAGCTGGTTTGACGATGATGTCACACCGGAGCTTTTCAGGGAGGAATTAAACTCCGGCAGTGGTGACATCACGGTCTGGATCAACTCTCCGGGCGGTGACTGCGTGGCCGCAGCACAGATCTACAACATGCTGATGGATTACAAAGGCGGCGTCACTGTGAAGATCGACGGCATTGCAGCCTCTGCTGCCTCCGTCATTGCGATGGCAGGCACCAAGGTGCTCATGTCCCCGGTCTCCATGATGATGATCCACAACCCGGCGACCATTGCCTTCGGTGACCACACCGAAATGGAAAAAGCAATGGCCATGCTGGATGAAGTCAAAGAGTCGATCATCAACAGCTATGAGATCAAGACCGGCCTATCCCGTGCCAAGCTCTCACACCTTATGGATGCAGAGACTTGGATGGACGCCAACAAAGCTGTGGAGCTTGGGTTTGCGGACGACATCTTAAGGCGTGCTGAAGATGCGCCGGAGGATGCGGCCAGCCCTGCTGAAGCGCTGCTGTTCTCACGTAAGGCGGTCAACGCTGCCCTCGTGAACAAGCTGGAAGCCAAATATCACATACCGAAAAGGGAGCCGGAAGTTCCCGAAGAAACCGGTCGCTCCGTCGATGACATCATCGAGCGACTCGACACTATCTCAAAATTCATGTAATGAAGGAGGATTTATACCATGACTATTTTAGAACTGATGCAGAAAAGAAATCAGGCACTGGCGGCGGCTCGCGATTTTGCTGAGTCCCACAGAACAGACAAAGGAACCCTCTCCGATGAGGATTCCGCTACCTACGACAAGATGGAGAAGGAAATCATGGACATGAGCCGTGAAATCTCCAGAATGCAGAGACAGGAAGCGATGGAGCATGAGCTCTCCCAGCCGGTCAACTCCCCGATCACGGGCAGACCTTATCAGCCTGCCAATGAACCGGAAAAGAAAACCGGTCGTGCCTCTGATGAGTACAGAAAAGGCATGCTGCAGGCTCTGCGCACCAACTTCCGTCAGATCAGCAATGTTCTGCAGGAAGGTATCGACGAGAATGGCGGCTACCTCGTACCGGAGGAATACGACCACAGGCTCATCGATGTCCTGAATGAAGAGAACATCATGAGAAAGCTGGGTACCACGATCACAACCAGCGGCCAGCACAAGATCAACATCGCAGCGACCAAGCCTGCTGCGGCATGGATCGAGGAAGGCGAAGCACTGACCTTCGGTGATGCGACCTTCGACCAGATCATGCTGGATGCCTACAAGCTCCACGTAGCGATCAAGGTCACCGAGGAGCTGCTCTACGACAACGCTTTCCAGCTGGAGAACTACATCATCAACCAGTTCGGTATCGCTCTGGCCAACGCCGAAGAGGATGCTTTCCTGAATGGTGACGGCTCCGGCAAGCCTCTGGGCATCTTTGCTGACAACGGCGGTGCGCAGGCAACTACGATCACTGCGAAGAACACGGTCGAATCCGACGACATCATCAATCTGGTGTATGCCCTGAAGCGTCCGTATCGTAAGAACGCGAAGTTCATCCTGAACGATCAGACCATCGCATCCATCAGAAAGCTCAAGGACGAGAACGGCCAGTATATGTGGCAGCCTGCCCTTGTTGCCGGAGAGCCTGACAGACTGCTCGGCTATGAGTGCCTCACTTCCCCGTTCGCACCTGTTGCAGCTGCCGGTAAGCCGTTCATCGCGTTCGGCGACTTCAAGTACTACAACATCGGCGACCGTGGTACCAGAAGTTTTCAGGAACTCAAGGAGCTCTTTGCTGGAAACGGCATGATCGGATATGTCGCAAAGGAAAGAGTCGACGGCAAGCTGATCCTTCCGGAGGCCGTGCAGCTCCTGAAGCTGAAGGGTACTTCTTCTGGCAACTGATCATAACATGGGCGGTGCTGCACTTCGCGGCATCGCCCTTTCAGAAATGAGGTGAAACGTATGCTGGTAACACTTGCAGAGGCAAAGGAATATCTCCGGGTGGATCATGATGACGAGAATACCCTGATCGAGCACCTGATCACTACAGCGCAGAAGCTATGCATGGACATCGTGCGGATTAACGACGAGGAGGTCTTTGAGAGCGACTTTCGGGAAGCCCGGATCGCCATCCTCTACTCCATCGGGTACCTGTATGAACACCGGGAGGAAGCCGACCACCACCAGCTTACCATGACGCTTCGCTCACTTCTGTTCGGTATGCGGAAGGAGGCCTTCTGATGAAGATTGGATTACTGAACGTCCGGATCACCATCGAGAAGAATCAGGTCGTAACAGATAAGTACGGCAACCACAAAAACACATGGGTGCCCTACTATAACTGCTATGCGACTGCAAGCTCCGAGTCTCCGAAGGAAGAAACAGATGCAGGCCGGATCGTGGATGATTCCAAGATCGACTTCACCGTGCGCCACTGCCGGGCAATCGATGCTCTCACCTCTACCGGCTACCGCGTCTTCTTCCGGGATGAGGCATACAACATTCTCGGTATCGACCATATGAATTTCAAGCATAAGGCAGTAAAGCTCATCTGCCAGAAAGCGAGCCGGTCATGAAGAAGATCAAGGTTGAACAGCTGGCCGATGAGGTCATGAAGGAACTGGAGGATTATGCCAATACCACCACGCTTGGAATGAAGGCTGCGGTACAAAAAACCGGAAACACAGTGCGCAATGAAATCCGGGCTGGTGCTCCAAGCCGCACCGGAGCCTATGCCAAGAGCTGGTCGGTGAAGAATACCAAACAGAACTCCCATGCCTTTGAGGTCACGGTCTATTCCCGGAACCGGTATCAGCTGGCGCACCTTCTGGAGTTTGGCCACGCCAAGCGCGGTGGTGGCCGGGTGTCCGGCAGGTCTCATATCGCACCGGCAGAGCAGAAAGGCATCGAGGAGCTTGAACAAAATATCATAAGGAGTCTGCGTCATGGATAAGCTGTTAGAACTGATGGCGGAGATCGACATCCCTTCTGCCTATGACCATTTCGCAGAGGGTGAGTCGCCAGATCCGCCATTCATCACCTACCTTCTGCCCGGAAGCGACAACTTCGCTGCGGATGGCAAGGTTTACTTCCGGATCACGGAAGTCCATATAGAGCTCTACACTGACGAAAAGAACCCGGAGGTGGAGGCGCTCGTCGAGACCGTGCTTGATGCGCACGGTATTTTTTATGACAAAACGGAGGTCTGGATTGACTCCGAGAAACTATATGAGGTTCTTTATTCATTCGAAACGGAGGATTAAGACATGGGTAATAAAGTCAAATACAATCTGAAAAACGTTCATGCCGCCAAGCTGACTGAGACGGTCACAGATGGTGTGAAGTCCTTTTCCTACGGTACACCGAAGGCGATCCCCGGCGCTGTTTCCATCGCGCTGGATGCCGAGGGTGAAACCAGCCCGTTCTATGCTGACGGTATTGTATATTTCCGCTCTGTGACCAACAACGGCTACTCCGGCGACCTTGAGATGGCGCTGGTACCGGAATGGTTCAGAACAGAGATCCTGCAGGAGGAACTGGACTCTAACGGCGTACTTGTCGAGAAGAACACCAACGCGGAAAGCGTGAAGTTCGCTCTGCTCTTCGAGTTTGACGGCGATGTCAATGCGATCCGCCACGTGCTGTACAACTGCAGTTCTTCCCGTCCGTCCATCGAGTCGGAAACCAAGGAAGATACCATCGAGCCGGGCACGGAGAAGCTCTCCATCACTGCCGACCCGAGAGCTGACGGCCTCGTGAAAGCGCGTACCGGTGATGGAACCGATCAGGCGACCTATGACAACTGGTACCAGTCGGTATATATCTCTGCTGCGGCAACACAGGAGGAGAACAATGATTGAGAAAACAATTGATATCTGCGGCAAAGAGGTGAAGTTTAGGTCTTCAGCGACCATCCCTCGCCTCTACCGCATCAAGTTCAAAAGAGACATCTTCAAAGACCTGACCAAGCTGGAGAAGGCATACAGCAAAAAGGCCAAGGATGATGACGATCTGGAAATCGATGATCTGGAGATCTTCGAAAACGTCGCCTACATCATGGCCTTTCATGCTGATCCGTCCATTCCGAAAACCATCGACGAATGGCTGGATCAGTTTGATATGTTCTCCATCTATCAGGTGCTCCCGGAGATCCTGACGCTCTGGGGTGAAAACCTGATCACGGATGTTGAAGCAAAAAAAGGATTAGCAGAAGTGAGCGGGAAATGACCACGCCACTGTTCCTTCTGCGCTGCGTAGAAATTGGGATATCAGTATCAGACCTCGATCTTCTGACCGTAGGTCTGGTACTGGATATCTGGACAGAGAAAACAAACGATGGCGTGAAATACAGGCAGCTTGCTACACAGGAAGATTTCGATCGATTTTAAGGAGGTGAAGACCGGTGGCAAACAGAATCAAAGGCATTACTGTCGAGATTGGCGGCGATACTACTGGTCTCGACAAGGCGCTAAAAGGCGTCAACAACTCCATACGTACCACGCAGTCGAGCCTCCGCGATGTGAACAGGCTTTTAAAGCTCGACCCAAAAAACACCACCCTTCTCTCCCAGAAGCAGAAGCTGCTGAAGGACTCCATCGGTGCGACCAAGGAAAAGCTGGAAGGACTGAAGGAAGCCCAGAAGCAGGCAAAGGAGCAGCTGGAACGTGGCGAGCTCGGGCAGGATAAATATGATGCCCTGCAGCGCGAGATCGTAGAGACAGAGAACGAGCTGAAGCGTTTGGAAAAGGAAGCCGCCTCCTGTGAATCCAAGCTGGATAAGATGGCGGAGGTCGGATCTAAAATGCAAAAGGCTGGTGACTCCATCACGGGTGCCGGTAAGAAACTCCTGCCGGTGTCCGGTGCTGTCGCAGGGCTCGGTGCAATCTCCGTAAAGACCGCTGCCGACTTTGACAGTTCCATGAGCAAGGTAGCTGCCGTATCCGGTGCGACCGGCGAGGACTTTGATAAGCTCCGTGCAAAAGCCCGTGAGATGGGTGCCAAAACCAAGTTCTCTGCATCGGAAGCAGCTGACGCCATGAACTATATGGCGATGGCCGGTTGGAAGACCGAGGATATGCTTTCCGGTGTGGAGGGCATCATGAACCTTGCCGCTGCATCCGGAGAGGATCTGGCGACCACATCGGACATCGTAACAGATGCGCTGACGGCATTCGGCCTTTCTGCGGAGGACTCCGGCCACTTTGCCGATGTCCTTGCTGCAGCATCGTCCAATGCGAATACGAATGTGTCCATGCTCGGCGAGTCCTTCAAATATGCAGCTCCGGTTGCAGGCTCTCTCGGGATATCGGCTGAGGATACATCCATCGCGCTGGGACTGATGGCAAATGCCGGTATCAAGGCATCACAGTCAGGTACGGCTCTTAGGACTGGCCTTACAAACCTTGCCAAGCCTACCAAGCAGA